CAAGTTACCGCTGGCATCAACTGTTACGGTGTTGGTTGCATCAGAATACAGCTTAACGCCAAGATACCCACGCATCTCAAGCCAAGTATTAACCGTGCCGCCGCCACTAATCCGTACAGAATCAGTATTGGTGCTACCCGTCAAAACATCAAAAGTAGCGTTTGATGTTCCAGATGGTTTAACTGTTAATTTGTTTGTTGGCGAACTTGTCCCAACACCCAAGTTACCGCTTGCATTAAGGGTCATTGCTTGGGTTCCGTTTGTCGTAGCACCCGCAGAGCCGCTTGCAAACTGCATAAAACGCATTTCATTGCCAGCAAAATAAATGACGCTTCCAGCATCTGAGGCTATGTATCTATAAAGATCGGCTGTGCTTGTATTACCCATGTTATAACCAACATAGCCAGCACTATTTGCATTTGAACCCATCGTCAATGCAGAAAGTGTTCTGTTGTAATTTGAGATATTTAATGTGCTTTGACCAGCATTAGCACTAGGCGTAAAACCTAATCCCAAGTTACCGCTTGCATCAAGGGTGGCTCTAATACTATCTGCAACAGCAAAATAATGAGCCGCACCAGCAGGAACTGTCGTATACAAACTTCCCGTCAAACTGTATGTACCTGCCATTGTTGATGACGCATAAGCGCCATTAAATGACAATGCTGGCAATGTAGTTGAGTTTGATAAAACACCTAAAGTTATAGGTGTTGCCGCTGTCGATGTTTTAACATGCAGCGTTTGTGCTGGAGAAACCCCAATACCCAAATTCGTACCATCAAACACCAACGCACTACCCGTAGTCAGCACCTTGGCGCCATTGAGGTAAGCCACACCATTAATAGTGCCGTAGGACAGCGTTAGAGAGCCGCTAGAGCCAACGGTAAACGGGTCGTTTGATGTACCACTCTGAAAGTCTTTCAGATGGCCCATCACCGCACGAATGGCGTTATTGATGCCACTCGGAGCGCAGCCCTCATCAATGTTGATTGATGCTACATCTGTGTTTGAGTTAGCGGTTGCGCTGTACTCGCTGATTTTTACTTTTGGCATGATTTAGTCCTTAGTCCGGTTGTAGCCCAAATGCTGCGCCATATCCGATTGATAGGGCTTTGCGTTGTAGTTCTTTGCTCAATGATTCGACTTGCATGATATTGGCTTTTTGCATCAATCTCGCAGCAAGTTTCGGGTCTAGCATCGACTCTACCAATAACTCTCTGATTTTGTCATCAGTGCCGTTATAAAGCCAATTCATTGGAGCAGCGACTTTGTTCAATGCGGGGCTTACTTCGCCAAACATCTGTTTGCCAACAATCCCACCGATCACATTGGCAAAACTCATGTTCTTGAATGTATCCGACCCCGGCGATTTAGCCGCACGAGACAGCACACCGGAATCTAAATCTTCCGCTACTTTCTTCAACATCATCAATTGAGTATTTGAAAGTTTTGTGTCTTGTTCAGCAGCACGAATGGCCCGAGCAAATGATGGTTGCGACAACAAAAAGTCTCCTACCCGTGATGGGTCTGGAATTGTTGAAGTGACTTTACCCTTGAACTCTTGAGCCGCCTCTAGTCTTTCAATGCCACGACTTGATGCAGTGTACTTTTCAAGATATTTTTTGTACCCCGGCGCAGCCGCTTCAATCGCATCATCAACAGATCGAATGACTGTTTCAAGTTCATTCTTGGCAACTTTGAAAGCACCAGCACTCGGGCCATTGCTTTGTGATTTATCTAGCAAACCTTGAGAAGCAGCACGAAGGTCTTTGCGTATTTCGTACAGTTCAGCGGGGTTTAATGCCCGAGCAATGTCTTTTCTTGTGTCATCCATGACAGACATAACAGTAGACCGTTTGCCAGTAGGAGAGGCCAAAATGTCATCAATAGTCTTGTTGACCGTCAGAGATACAGCAGATTGGAAGGTTTCCGGCGATACCGTAGACGCTGCAAATGCTTTTTCACGCATTGGGTCAGTCACTTCATCGCGTTTGGCAATAGCTTTCTTTAGCACTTCTTCATCTTTTGCCATACGGTCAACAATGGCTAACCGCGCTTGATTGGCTTGCAGTTGTTGCGCCTCAAATGGCCCACCCGTTGCCAAACCCCTAATAGGAGTCTCAGCAGCGATTAAACCAATGTCTCGGCTTGCTTGTGCCGTTGTTGGTTGGTAGCCGGGGACAGTCTGCCTAAAAGCCGCAATGTTTTCTATAGCGGTTTCCGGTTCCCTTGCCAATGAGCGCAGAACCTTGCCCGTGATTACCTCACGGCCTCCCTCAGTCAATGGGCGAACAAACTCTTGTGCAGTCCGCATCGCAGCGGGGATATTGGCCTCTCGCATCTGTTTGGTAGAACCAACCATACCGCCAGCACCACCAGCACCACCAATTAACGATGCCAATAATTGAGCCATTGGCCCCGCATCTTCTTCCCTTGCGTAACCGGATAGACCCGCAGCACCCGCAGCCGACCCGACTTGAGCCGGAAGGTTTGTCGTGAAGAACTCTCTTGCAGCCGGAGCCATACGACCCGCCACAGCAGCAGGGCCAGCAACCCCCGCCAAGCCGCTTGTAATGTCTTGTACGACCCTTTCTTGAGCCGATTGAGGCTTGGGTAGCCCAACATAATCTAAGAGGTTTTGAAGCCCTTTAGACGATGGCATCATTGTTTGTTTGCCAGTACCGAGATTAACCATTCCGGTTAGTGCATCTGCCATCATTGCGGGGATAGCGGTTGCACCCGTGATGCCAGCACGAGCAGTCAATCCGAGTTGACGCATCAGATCATCAACCGACCCCATAGGCATTGATTGAGTTTGTGGGAATGTGGTCATGCGTTGCGCGATCTCGCGCTTGCTCATTCCAGCATACGGGTCTGTTACAGCGGGTGCTTCCGGAATCTTTTGTTTGGCAAGATACGCATCAATCTCGGCATCAGAGTATCCGGCTTTTATTGCAGCTTCACGATCAAAGGCCATTTTTTTACCTTTCAAAATCTGCAAGTGGGGGACGACTCAAGCGAGCGTATGGATTGAAAATAGATTCATCCTTTCCGCCAAGTTGACGATTGATATTCCGATACACATCCAATTGAGGTAACAATTGTGCTTGTCGTTCAATACGAATTGCATCAGCAATTTGCTTCAAATTGTCGCGTTCTTGTGGCGTGAATGAGCCACCAGTCATTAACCTTTGTGCGTACAGTTTAATTTGTGTGGGCACTGATCTTTCACCAATGATGGTTTTCACATCACCCATCTGCACCGCGCCCGTTGAATCGTAAATCTTTGCTAAGTTGTAGATCAATGCGCCATCAGCACTTATGTTGCCTTTTTTGGCTAACTCATAAGATTGATTGAATGCGCCAAGTCTTCCGGATACCTCTTGATCTCCGGTCGCTTTGGTAAGGTCTTCCCATTGCTTGATGGTGCTTAATTGACGAGCAGCCACAGCGGTGGGGTCTTTCAGATCGACTTGAACTTTGGGCGTTTTTAATTTTTCTTTATTGTCAATATAAGACTTGATAGCAGTTCTATCTTCCGGCGTGAGATTGCCTACATCGCGGGGAATGCCAAGAATCTGCATTGCCTCTTTGATAGGCGCAGAAATGTTTTCGGGTTTCTGAGTGTTTATATATTGCGTAATTGCTGTGTTTGCGTCCGGTGGAAGTTTAGATGGGTCAGTAGTGTTATAAAGCATCATTGCTGCATTACCCACTTCACCCGTCAATGCCAATGGCTTTCTACCGCCTTCGGCCTCCAACACTGCTCCGGTTGGGGTCATTCTGTATCGGTTTTGTCCTTCACCCAAAGTAAATGCCTCACCGAGCATCGCCTTTTGTGCGGTTGACAGTGCGGAAAGCTGTTGCAAACCTTCGGGGCCAATTGCCATCAATTTGGGTGCAATGCTTTGCAGATTGAATGATGGTTGTACGGGTGCAGTCGTAACAACATCCCCGCCCATGCTACCCATCTGTTCGCTCGGCATCCCCGGCGTATAGCCTTGCAATGTGATTTGCTGTGCAAGTTGTTGACGTTGTTTCTGTGCTTTGGCCTCTTGCTGTTTCTGCATGAAGTCTTGAATCTGCATTTCGCTCATCTTGCCGCGCAAAGCATCTTCCATTGACTGTTTGTAGGCTTGCTGTCCACTTGCTAGACCTTGAGCAATGGCGAGTGCTTCGTTCCCCGGCGTTCTGCTCGGTGCGCCAGCTTGCAAAAGAGCCAATGCAGTGTTTTGCAGTGCTTGCTGTTGGGCTTGTTGCCGGACGCGATTTAACTCGTCCTCACCCAATAAACCGCCGTAGTAGGAAGGAGTCGAGCCGAAAATGTCAAGTAGTGCCATGATTAGTCATACCCATAAAAGCCGCCACCCATGTAATCTGTGGTGTCGGGTTGAACTTGCCCCATGTAACTCATACCGCCAGTTAGGTAGTTTGATGGAGAGCTAAACCCACTTGTTAACGCATTCCATCCCCTACCAAACGCATTAGACAAACCGCCGCCAAATGCTTGATTTGCAGCGTTGAACACATTGAGGCCGAGCAAGCCCGTTCCCAATGCCGAAGCAGTGGGGTTCGTGTAGTAAGGTGTATTCGTGCTTGTTGTCCGACCAGCAGGGAACCCATAAACCATATTCAGATAATTCGTGAGGTTCTTTTGTGGTGCGTTTTGCTCAAAGTTGTACCGCGCCATGTCCGCATTAAGAGCCGCAGTCTGATACCCCTCACCAAGTTGACCAGCACCCAATAATTTGTTTATGTCGCCATAGTCGGCCTCTGCGAGTCCCGGAGCCATGCCGAGCGCACGCATTTGGTTTTGGCGTTCTTGAGCGTAATTCTCGTAGGAGAGTTTTCCAGCAGTGTCCGACAGCTTTTGTGCAAAGGTTCCAGCAGCTTGGCTTTGAAGGTCGCCCATCGCACCCGAGCCATATCGTCCGGCTTTAGAAGCAGCGGAAGAAATGTCACCAATAGACTTTTGGAATGCAGTTTGTGCCGCAGCCGCAGCGGGTTGGAATGCGCCTTGAAAGAATGGGTTTCCGCCGAGATAATCCCCCGCAAGCATCCCGCTTACATTGCCTTGCGCTTGAGCCAACAGAGGATTGCCAGCCATTGCCCTTGCTTGTAGGGCTTGCAGTGCTGTTTGTGTAGCAGTGGATGGGCCTACATACCCTTGACCGGGGTAGAACTTTGGCCCACCACCTTGATACTGTTTTTTTGCCTCTGTCAAACCATAAGTGAGATACGGTTCAACAGCGGGGTCAACCGCCGTTGTGGTCGTAGAGGTAGACATTGAAGTTGCCATGACTTATCCTTTCATTAAAAGGACTCCAGCAGGGTCATCCACTAGAGTCATTGTATCAGCCAACAATCACATAACCAAATGTTTTGTCAGCGGTTGAGTTTGCAAAATGTGTCAGCGTTGCGGTTCCCTTGCCCCTTGCACTCACATACACATTTGCGATGGTTGCTGTGTTGACATAGCTTAATGTAGCAATTAAAGACGCTGTTGATGGTCTTGTGGGAGAGGTTTTAGTAGGCAAATGTTGCAAAGTTACTGCCGTGTTTGTTGCCGACCACATGAGTTCAATGTAGTCGTTTGCCGCCATTTCTACAAAGTAATTCCACCCGACAAGCAAATGCCCATCCACACCGCCATGCGAGTTAGGTACAGAAATCTCGCCCGTTGAACCCGTTATATCGGTTCCATTCTTTCTAAGCCACACCGATGCGTCATGAATTTGACTATCAGTATTGTTGAATTGTCCCGACCATTGAAGGTTATACATCCCCGCATTTGCCACAGTCAAGCGTGATGCCTTACCACCACTTGTTACGACCGTCACCCCATTGGTGTAATCTGTCGTGTCAAAGGTCATTGGATAAGCGGTTGTCGTGCTTGCAATCGTCTGATCTGTATTGTCTTGAAATGCCCCATAAGGCACAGCATCCGCATTAGCCGCCGCTGTTACCGGTGTCAACAATAGGATACTGTCTGGCCCAATGCGTCTATCAGTGATGGTCGTAGTGGTCGCCCCACCGGTGGCAAGCGTGATAACCCCGACATTGTTGGTCTTGCCGTTCATAATTCCATTGACGATTTCCGCAACTGTGCGCGGGTCGCCGCCAAAGTAGGGAAGAATCCTAAACATCAGCGGATACCTTGTTGGACAACATCAATGTCCAATCCTAAAGCGGTTTTCCAATTGTCTCCAGTTGGTTGCATCCGCAGCCGGTGATATTTCCCCGAACTTCTCAAAGACACACGGTTATCAGTGTCAGCCGCCGCCGCTGTGCTGTAGGACAGACTTTGCGTTAGAAGCGTCCGAGAGGCCACAGAAACACTAGCAGAGCCGTTATCTACCAAAGGTCGAGCCAACATCACTATCGAGCGTCCCGCGTCAATGTCGCCCGTTTCAAGAACCGCTGATTTGTTTGCTCCGGTGAAGGTGATAACCCGTGTCCCGTCTGTACCGCCGAGAAAATACTTTCCTCCGGCATACAAAGCCGAATCCATACTCACAGCCAAAGCATCAATTGACGCATTCACAGAATCCAATTGTTCAACAGTCACAGATGCAGTCGAAGCGTCTGAAATGTAATCCGCAGTGGTCTCCATCAATGACCATTTGCTAATCGTGAAGTTGTACACGAGCAGTTTTCTCGTCCCATCAGTGGATAGGTAATTCCACATAATCAGTTTGCGGATTGGGTCTGCCGCCGCCGACATTGAGGTCAAGTCCAAATTAGCATCATTGAAGAAGAACCGATCAATCTTCTCTGCCCCAATAGGAGTTACTTTCTGTCCATCACAAACATAAAACCCGTCATCTGACAAGAAAAAGGTTAGCCCTTGATACTGACAAACCGACCCCGAAGCAATACAGCCCTTGCCGCGTGAGATATTGTCGAATTGGAAGATGAACGGTGTTCCGGCGTAACTCATACGGGAGATTGATTTCTCCATGAGAATAATCCCGAACTCTCCACCGCGAATGCCCGTGATGTGTCCACCATCGGGAATGTCTTGATAGTCCGATTGAGTGGTAACACTCTCCACCCAATTGGTCTCGTCATTGATTGCTGACCATCGCACACGATATGGGCGAGTCGTGCCACTCTCATCCAAATGGGCGCAGACTACGAAGTCTCGCACCACAGTGATGAACTTAGCGATAGGCGCACTGTCTGACAGATTCTTGAACGATGAACTCCCATCAGGTGAATAGACTTGCAGCCGTGAAGAAAAGTTTGTCCCGATGATCTGATTGCCAAACAGAGTAAATCTAAACCGTTCTGTTGATAGTGTGTTATATCCCGTAGAAGTGGGAGATATGGTCACATTACCCGAAGTAGTCGCGGAGGTGGTTATTACAGTGAATGTGTCCGCAGTGAGTTTAGTCACGGTGAATTGAGCATCTACCGCCGCCCCACTTGTGAAATCCAAATAAACCGAGTCCCCCGTTTTCAGCTTGTGAGCAATGGAAGTAACCGTTAGAGTGGTCGTGCCACTTTGGGAATATGTACCCGTGAAGCTAAACACACCCGTCAAAACCCCAACACTGTCCACAGAATAGATTTTTTTCAGTCCCGCAGCAAACAGTTTAGTAGTGCCGTTTTCGTCTTTGGCGTACACCAATGAGGTTAAGTTCTCCGCAGCCACAGCCGAGAAGTTAGCCTCAGATGGAAATGCCCCGTATCCAGCAGTCACCGGATAACAGTTCTTTGCAACCGTCAATGCCCCCGTCAACCCCGGTTGATCGGGGAGCCATTCACCTAATGCGATTCTTTGAGTAGGCATCATCCATTCCTTAACCAATCATTTGAACCCGTTGAAGTGTCTGTCCATGTATTTCCCGATGTTCCCACATCTGTCCATGTATTCGCGTCAGCGGTTACGGTTGTCCATGTGTTCCCACCAACACTCACATCTGTCCATGTGTTTGTGTCTGCCGCAACATTTGACCAATTGTCACCCAATCGAATGCCAATGCAAGAAATCGTCACCGTCCCGCTAACACTCATCTGCGCTTGAAATGTCGCTGTTGCTGTAGCAGAGACAGTCGCTATCCCGTTCAGAATACCCGCAGCACTTGAGACCAACCCACCGAGAGCCGAGACCGTAGAAGTCCCATTGATCGACCCGCTAGAGGTTCTGATTCTGATTGCCGCAGCCGATACCGTACCCGCACCGGACAAACTAGCCGCGCCTTGTCTAACCCTAAACCCGTCACCAACAATCGATGCAGAGCCGGAGACTGACGAACCACTTGAGAAGATGCCGGTTCCAGCCGCTAGAACGGTTGCTATGCCATTGATCGAACCCGAGCCTAACCTTACCCTTACCCCGTCACCGGAGACCGTTCCAAGCCCCGTAATCGATGCACTCGAAACATAGGTGACTTGTGAACCGGAAGAAGAAGTCGCTGTACTGTTTACCGATGCACTCGCGTCCCTTATGCGAATGTAAGTAATCTGAGTTTGTGCGTTACCACTGACAGATGATGCACCCGCCAATACTGCTATTGGGCTTGCGTTGACTGACCCTGCACCCGATGCGGATGCCGCCGCTTCTAAGATGCAAGTATTCGCATCCGACCAAACGGTTGAATCAAGCGAGAAGGCTAGACTATCAATGCTCCCGAATAGGTCTAGCTGTTCAAGCGTGAATGGGCCACAAACATCTGCCATTACGCAAAGGTGACAGTCAGAGAACCACTAGCGATCTTGAACACATCGCCCGTGTCAATTGTCTTGGAAGTGGTCAAAGCACCATGTACCAACAGATTGCCAGTAGTGAGAGCGTCAAAAATCCCAAAGTGGGTGATGGTTCCCCATGCTCCACCAGCTTGCGGGAAATTGATATCTGCACTAGTGCTAGAAGCACCATTAGAGGGAGCAGCAAAAGTAGCAGACTGACGAGCGTAACTCGTACCGCTGCACTCAGTACCACTACCGGCATCTGTAGGGTCACTCGTAAACAGTGCAACATAGACAGTTGTAGGTGCTGTGTAGCCAGTTGCGCGGAGTACTTCATTGATTAAAGCATTCTCAAGATAGTTAGACATTGCAGCCATTTTTTACCTCTTTGATAAAGTCATTGCGAGTGGTACACCCGAGTATTGAGCAGATTCATCCGATCTAACCAATGTGTCGATTGCCCTTTGATACATGGTAGCCCATGTCTGAATTCGTGCATCGTTCATGATGTATGGTTCTGCTTCCAACAATGCCGCATAAAGCAAAGCATCGGGAGCGTTAGCCATAAACGCATTACTTGAATTTCCGCTTGATAGGAATGTCGGAGCAGAGTAATACAGCAATTGAACCGTATATACATTGTCCGGCATTGGGGCTAACTGAAACTCAGTCGCCAAAATTGTGTAATTCAACGGCTTGCCGCGAACATGAGAATCCGTGTTTCTGATAAACACCGATGGAGACAGATAGGTCAATGGTTGCGGAGGGTTCCCCGTAACATAGAGGTCTCTAGCCTCAAGAAAGTCTGAAGGTATTTCTACCGTTCCATCCCCACTAGTCGTACTAGTGGTTACTGATTTGAGCATTTGCCGGATGCGGAGTTCTCTGCGAAGCCTCAGTTCTGCAAACCGAATGAAGTCGGGAATCTCGTTTGTCAAGTCACTACGGGCCAAATAGTTGGCAACCGCTGTGCTTAGTTCAGAGAATGTAGCAATGCTCATACTCGCCCCGGTCTAGTTCTGAAAAAACGATTGTCCGGATTGTTTAGGAATTCTTTGAATTTCTTTTCATCCACTACCGCAAAGCCTCTCATGATGCCTTTTGCGTTTAGATCGTCAATCACTGTTAAAGGAATTGAAGCAACCTTGTTGCCAAACATATCATCCGACCATCTTGCGCGTTCATCGTAGGAATTGAATTCCTTTAGATTTTGCTCGATATTTGCCGTTATGTCTTGGCGTGTCTCAACGATGATGCCGCCTTCGCCATCGGCGTGAGCAACAGATTTACGAAACTCGGTCATAGAAAAACCCCCATGCGGTTAAACATGGGGGCATTCACTCTTAGGGAGTCAAGTCAGCGATGATGCCGTGTGCAGCTTCGTTGTTCACTTGCAAGGTGTATTCCACCAGCAATTGAGTCACTTCCGCATCGCCCGTCTTAGCCAACTCATTGGTTTGGAAGGGGCGCAGATAGGCAACAGATGCCATGTCGGTATCCAACACAAATGCGGTTTCATCGCAATTATTGGTAGAGGACATGAAGCGGTTAGGAACGACAGAGATCGTGCCGAAGTCGCTCAGATACACATCAGCAGCACCGATGATGGTGGTGGGTGCATCAGCAGGAGCCATGAAGCGTTGAGCAGCGATACCGGTGAAGGCAGAGACCAACTGCTTATGGCCGGGGTTGACCATCAACACTTTGGGATTGCCACCGGCGGTGTACACCTCTTTGACCACAGTTTTCAGAGTGGCTTCGTCAAAGGTGCGGTTAGTGCCGTTGGTGCGAGCAGTTGTGCCGCTTGCGCCAGCAACGCCGGAAGTGCCGAAGTCACCATTAGTTGCCAGCCATGCTTGCAAACCGCCCAACTTACGAGCAGTGCTTGAATTACCGTTCGTGCTAACTTGGTTTGACAACAGAGTGGTCTCCATGTCGCGCTTGATCTCAGCGGAGGCTTTAGCCAATTGGTAAGCCTTCTCAGACTTACGACCAGCTTTGTCCACAGCTTCCAAAGTGCCGGAGATTTTGACGGTCTTTTGGCTGATCTGACACTTGTTGCCCACGCGAGTGGTCACGCCGATGGTGGCATCAGATGCCGTGTCGCCTTCAACTGCTGCGTTGGTCAAGACGGCAGATGCGAGAGCATCGGTTTGCCATTCGTGATTGGTAGCGGTTGCTTTGCCCTTACCGATGGACGACATGAAAGGCGTGTCGGTGGGGGAGATTGAATAGATCACATCGGAGAGGTCTTCACGCTGACCGATGGAGGTGTAGGTTTGATACGTTGCCATGATTGAATCCTTGAATTAAACGAACCGTTCAAACGCACTTGCAGCGTCTCGGACTTTGCCGGTTTTCCGCAACTGCGCTACTGCTTTTTTGTGCTGTTCTTGATTGTCTCTCGGTTGAGATACACCGCTTTTCATCATTCGGGGTGCTTCGGTTACCCTTTTGGATAACTCCGGCTTTCCCTTTTGCAAAGAGGAATACTTCATGCCATGAAATAAACTCAAAACAGCACGAGAATCATAGACATTGGCTAACTCTTGGTCTGTCCACCCTATCGACTTGGCGTAGTCCCGAATATCCTTGCGGATTTGGTCGCCGGTCTTTGGGTCTGCGTAGCCCGGTATCGAAGAAGAAAGTTTTTGGCTTTCTTGAGCAATGTGACTTTGAAGTTTCTCAGAATGCTCCGCTTGTTGCTGTTGGGCAATGCGTTGCTGTTCTGCCTTCAAGACCGCAAGTTGTTCATTGCGTTGCTGCTTTTCTGCTACCTTGACTGCATACCCGATGGGGTCACTTTCCTTTAGAGCATCCAAGTTCTCACCCTTCGTTTGCTGAGTTAGGAATTGTTCCATCATCTGCAAGCGTTGAGCGTACTGATCTCTAACCTTGTTTGCTTCGTCAATTTTCGACCGTTCTGCTTCCACAGCGCGGCGTTGTTCACTAAGCGTTTGGGTCTTCTTTGTGTAGTCGGCCCCCAGTTGATAGCCCTCAATAAGTTGATCGAGAGTTA